CTTCGCCCATTCGCTGTTGTAAATAATGTATTGCGGGCTGTCAGCCCACACGATGCGGTTGTATGTTGTCGTGTTGTGGATAAGGTGAAAGAGTGGTCTTTTGTAGACTTGTGCAATCCCGATTGTCCAATCGGTGTAGTCAAGGTGTGTCAGCATCGCATCGCTCCACCCGATGAGCCGCTCAATGACCATATCCTCCGGTGGGAAAACATCAATGCCGTCATAGGTGTACATCGAGTTGATGCGGTAGTGACGAGCCTGATGAAGCAGGACACGAACATCGCCGCCGTTTGCTTTGATGTCCTTGTTGATCCAATGGGCCATATACTCCGCCCCGCATGTGTGTTGCGGAGGGTATAGGTGGATGGAGTTCAGCAGCTTCATACCTTGGTAATTTTCACGACCAACATCTTGTACCCCATGTCATCCTCACGGCCATCTTTAATAATCTCCACACCAGGCATGCCGATGAAGTCGGTAAAGTGCCAAAGGCTTCGGTGTGTCTCAAGTTCGTTTCCGTAGGCTGCGCCCTGCTCTATCCATACCGCCGGCGTGCTGATGAGGAGGATGCCGCCGGGAGCCAGCTTTGTGTTCACGATCTTGTTGATGATTGCATTTCCTTCATCCTTGTCAAAGTGCTCAAGTACATCTGTCATGAGGATGCAGTCATACTGCGCATCGCTGTTGTCGAGATAGTCTTGGATGGTTGTGATCTCAACGAGATCATAGCAGTCCCACAAGGGAGAGTGATATTGCCGGAAGCCTTCCACACCGATGAGCGTGGTCTGTTTGTAGTTCTCCTTGATGCCGACATTGAGCCAGTTGCGAATACCCGCACCATTGATGCCATGCCCAATGCCGAGGTCGAGGATGCTTTTTGGGTTGTGCATCAAGACCTGACGCATGATGTCTCTGAAAGAAGAGTAGGAGCCGATGGGCATGGTGTGTGTTTGTGTGTTAAGCAAAGAAGGGAGCGAAGCACATGGCTCCACTCCCTTGTATATCAGAGGTACAGATTAGCTCGCGCTTCCGTAGATCGCAGCGGTAGGCTGGAAGGAAAGCAGAGCAACACGGGCTTCAGCGCGATAAGTCACCAGGTTCTTCACGAAATCGTCTTGGTCAGTCTCGGTGCTGCGAACAGCGAGGCCGGAAGCCTGGGCGATGGCGAACGCATCAGTGTTCATGACATATATCTTGCCGCTCACGATTTGCGAGTGGGGAACCAGAGGTATGCCCACGATGCGGGTCTCGCCTTGTGCTCCGATGGTGATGCCACCCGGTACACCGTAGCTGCCGTTGGTAGGCTGCGTCTTCAGAACAGATGCCCACACTGCATGCGTGGTCAGGATCACATTGGGCTGACCGAGGCCAAGAGCCAGGTGCTGGGCAACATAATCAATGACGCGCTCGGCAACCGGAGTGGCAGAGGTGCTGCCTGCGGTGGCTGATGCAGTAATCGTGCTCATGAACGAGTTGTTAATGGCACGGTTCCAATCTTCAAGCAGGCTCTGGGAGAGATATGCCTGAAGGAAGGGAAGGTCTTGCAGCATCTGACGGCTCACCTTGGCGTAACCGGCTACGAACGGAACGCTGGTGTTCACCATCGTCACATCGTAATCGACCTGGGCCTTGGCAGAACCTTCGCTCTGCGTACCGAACGAGCCCTCACCGATGGCAGCGTTTCCGCGGGGGAAAGTCACGTTGCCGGTGGCGGTCGGGATGATGCGGAAGATGTTGTAGAGGTGCGGAGAGAAGAACGAGCGCAGGATGGGATTGTCGGTGTAGCTGATCTGCGATGTGCCGGTCAGGTTGTTGCCGAGGGTCATCGTGCCAACTGCCTTGGAGGAGTTGAAGGGAGTCTCAGATTTGATGGCGTCGAAGTTTGCGGCCACGATATCCATGATTCCAGCCTTCAGCGACTTCTGACGGTCACCACCGAAGGCATCAGCTTCCATCTCAGACTTGATCTTGCCATTGGCAGCGATCAGTCCGTTGATCTTTTCGCGCAGTTCACCGAGGGTCTCGCCCTTCTTCTGGGCATCCTCGTTCAGTTGTGCCACGTTTGCGGCATGCTTTGCTTCCAGAGCGGCGACTTCTGCGCTCACCTGGGATTTGATTTCTGCGAGCTTGGGGTCAAGTGCAGATACGATGTCTTTTACTTCCATTTTCAGTAAATTATAAAAATTGTTTAGAAATGTTTTAATAGCAAAATATCGAGTGCAGTGGCAGCTTTTTGCGCAACATTTTCGGTTTCGACCTTTTGCTCTGCCGGTGCCTCAACGGCTGCCGGCTGGCTACTCAAGTCTTCGATCAGTTGGTTCAGCTGCTTGATTTCAAGCATCAATAGTTCGATTGTTTCATCAGTTGCATCAGTGTGCTTGATGAACTTCTCGAGTTTCTTGACCCTTTCGATCCTTGCATCCATTGATTTCAGTCCGAGCATCGGGGTGTACTCATTGGCTCCCCAGCTCGTCAAAGAACTTCCTTCATACAAAACTACGTCATATAGCTCAGTCGCATCCTTGCCCTTTCGGCTGCCCTTCACGTTGAAGCCGATGGAGTGCTCTTTAACCAGGTCACTCTCGACCATCTTGATGAAGTCCCGGCCAAGGTTGTGAGTCCCTATCTGTGATTCATAGTAAAGCCCATAAGAGTCTTCTTTCAGCTCCATCAGCTTGCCCAGCGGTTGCCGAGGGTCATGGTTAAGAAGGTGCTTTATACGCCCCTTCGGGAACCATTCGGAGAGTGACTTTTGGAATGCTCCTGGAACGATGATGTCACCGTCCGAATCTTTTATGTTGAACGCAGAGAAGTACCCGGTGACGATGCCCTTCTTGGCATCGACATCCTTCACCTCCTGCGTCATGCGTTTGTAACCGTAGATCATGCTTGTTTTTTTCTCGTCAATCTGACGCAATTTACGAATTGCCCACTCAATGCCTGCCGTGCCGCCCCAAGCGTCCCACATCAGCCCTCCGCACCCTTCGCTGTACGGCACATCCTTGTTCTGTTGGTGTCGCTTGAAGGATGCCATGCGTGCAATGGTGTCACGGCTCAATCGTTCTCGGTTAGCGAGCTGATTGGCGCGTGTCCATCCGACAGCCGTGCCACACGATGACCCATTCTCTTCCTTCCACTTCAATGCTCGCTTTGCATTGTTGGTGGCCGCTTCAGGGTAATCGTTATATGTTTCTTCCTTCTGCATAATGGCACTCACAATGTCATCAAGCTCTTTTTGATTCACAAGTCTCGCATCTGCATCAGTATTCTCACGGATGAGCCTGATCTCATCCGGATTGTTATCGTAATGCCTTCCAATGTTCAATCGCTTGATGGTCTCCCACTTCATTTTGCCATTGGTGAAATACACCCGTGATCTTGGGATACCTATCTCATCACTTACCTTGTACACCGCTGCGCTATCTTCTGACTGTCGGCGAGTGATGACATACACTGTCTTGCCTTCCTCTTTTAACCGCTTAGCAATAGCCTGGATGTTTGGCTGATCAAGCGTATCATCGAAGTCAAAACTTATCTTGTTTGCATCAGCCTTCATCGTATGCTCACCTTCGCTTTCGTGATCTGATGCACTCTGACCTTCGATGGCAAGGTATGCTTGATATGCTCTTGTGGCTGATCGTCTTGTTTCATATACGCACTCACCATCACCGATGCGCCATTTCCCGTTGCTACATTGCTCTACTGGCATGTTATCGTCTTTTGGGTATTAATCGTCCTTGTGCATCCCGCTTATTTTCAAAGCCCAGAACGCATCTGCAATTTATTGTAAAAGCGGCAGGAGCTGCTGGATCAAGTGGGTAGTCAGCTGATGCCATTAGATTGTTTGTCCTACCCATTTGTGTGAACTTCTCACCAAGCTCTTTCACATCCCCGTCAAGCTTTGCGTGGTCGTACTGATCTTTCTCTTTAAAGCGTCTTGTACGGAAGTCGATTGTACTGATCCATTCCTTCGTCACCTCGTAATCTTGCAGCCTCGCTGCTTCAATGGCAGCAAGGTTCGCCGCTCGATTGCTTTCTGTCCGGGTGATGGTTAGTGCGCGAGCCTCTGATGCTACCTCCGGAGTGATGCGCCGTGCTATCTCTGCGAAGCCCCACCGCTCCTGCGTGCTCTGCACCAGGATGTTCAGGATTCGCTCCTTTGTGGTGGTCTCGATCAGCGTAAGCAAGTCGAGTGCCTGCTTGGTCAGTAGTTCGGTGATGGTCAGCAGAAAATTGGCGTTGAAGAATGACACTTTCTGTCCACGTTTTAGTTGCTGATTGGTGATCCGGCCGAACTCCATTGCCACGGATTTGTGGAGTTTGCTGATGACATTCAGCAAATCTTCGTTCAGTAGTGTGAATTGCTGAAAGGCACGGTCAAATCCGATGCGCTCTGCCTCGGCAATGAACTGCTCTGCTTGCTTGGTCAAAGCACGCTGCACACGCGGGACATTGGCATCCTCATGCTTCTTTAGCAGTTGGTGCCATCTCCTCCAGTAGGATCTTCTTTGCCGTGATGTCATTGATCAATCTTGTCCGGTATGCCTCTCTCGCTGCGTCTCTCATGCGCTTCTCGGTGATGCAACCTCGCTCTGTAGGTAGCTTGGGGAAGCGTGCCATCACAAGCGAGTGAATGATATGCAGTTGGTCTGCCGTCATATCTGTCCGAGCTGCTGCTCTCCTGCACTCAAATCCATTGCAGCCTGGTCAATGGGTATCATGCCCTGCGCGATGTAAGCGGCATCGTATGCCCCGCCCTTCGGCTCATAGTTCATCGCCACGCGCTTCTCATCGTAGGTCAACCAATCAGCAGACCGCAGGCCGTTCACCATCTTCTCCATGTCCCTTTGCAGTTCAGGCAGTGCCATGATGTCAAAGTCCACGAACACGTTGCGGTCACCCATCCTCGGCACAAGCCATTTGTTCAGCTCATCACGGAGCTGTGCGCACATCGGCACGATGGTGTTCGTTACGAGGTCGCGGAGCGCATTTTGATAGTTGTTGTCAGCCATGTTGTCGGCACTGAACAGCACCACCGGCATTGAGAACACCCGGCACCACTGCTCAAGGCTGAACTTCATCGTGTCGATCAGAGCCATCTCGGAGGATGTCAGTCCGAAGTTCAGGAACTCCCAAGGTGTTTGGAGCATCGCCACCTGACCGTAACGGTCATTGTTGTTGACCCGGTCAGCCAATGCCCGCTGCATGTTGGCGGCGGTCTTCTCATCAACAAGCGGGATCTGGTTGCCGATGGCTTTTGGCACCAGTGCCCCCTTGGCACCGCCATTGGCCATGAGCTTGGCAGCAGCCTTCTGGCTCTCGACTCCCATTAGGTAGTTGTTCCATGCTGCTTGTATGGGAGACACACCACGAAGGTGGGGACGTGTGACGGAGTCGAATTTCGGGTTCCATGACTTCCATTGAAGGATATCCGACTTCTGCAGTGAAATGTTGCCATTTCCGGAAGTCAGTAGCCACCCAAGCACACCGAAGAGGTCATTGGGATCAGCAATCAAGTCCATGAACTGGCTTGGCATGACCAGCAGTTCGGTGAACTCGCCCTCATCAATGTTGCCATCATTGCCCCAGATGAACCCCTCGCCGGTCAGGAAACGCATGCCGAACAGCTGCTCAAAGAACTGATCTTGGCCTTGGTAGCCATTCGGGTTCTTCAGCAGATTTGCGACCGGCGAATCTTCCACGATCATGTTCTCATCGTAGGCAGCCTTGCGCTCCTGAATGGCGCGGTCAAGCGCACCAGGATTGCCGAGGCCTTTGGTGAGCTGCTTGTATCTTTCAAGGCTGACGCGTGCCTTTGCGCCGCTCTTCTTTTCGTACACATACCACGGAATGCTTGCCGCCTTGCGGGCAAGGAAGCTCACAATGGCATACACATCAGCGTTCTCTTGGTATGCGTCAGTGTATCGCTGGGCATCGAATTGCTGAAGGATTTGCCCTTGGTTCATAGGCATAAATGCGTATTGCATCGCTGCCGGGTTCAATCCCTTCTTCCTGAATAGTCTGTCGATTATGCTCATATCACTCCCCAGGTGAGCCTGGGCTGTTTTAGTTTCGTGAACACTGCGTACCTCATCGCATCGACAAGGTGATCATCCATCTTCACGGGTTCTTTGTCGATTACCTTTCCGTTCATGTCCGTTTTCCACTTGTACTTCTTCAGTTCGTGGATAAGGTTCTTGCTGCTTGAGGTCACGAACAAAGGTAAACTTTTCACCTTCATGATTCCTGCATAGACATCCTTGTCGGCAGGCTTTACGTTCAGCCCCTGCCGGTAAAGTTCCTCAATCGTCTTCGGCTCTGCGGCATCGCAATATATCTCCGCGTGTGGGTCAACTACCTTCTCGGGTATAATCTCGGTCAGTTCGCCCGTAGTTATACCCGATTGGTAGTAAACTTCATGCACATAAAGTGCCTCGTCTGCCAGCGTCACCCGCACCATTGCACTGGGATTGCGGAACCCGAAGTCAAGGCCGTAAAAGACCTCCCCTTGCGGGACATTGTCAACAACCTTCCAGTGGGTGTAGATCTGCTCTTGGCTTGCACCCCTCTCCCCAAGCCCAAACACCTTCCACATCATCGGGTCAGCATGTTGGTACCCCTCAATGACCCTGCGCTGTGGCTCCGGCAGATGGGTGTTGTCACGGTATGTGCTGTGCACCTTCACGGCCTCATCGGAGTCAGCAAGGTCGTAGCACCAGATGTCAAAGTCAGATGGGTTCAGGTCGGTGATGACCTTGAAGCGCGTTCGCATGTCGAGTTGATCGAAGAGAGCCTTGGAGAGGAGATTCGCTTCATTGCAGAAGAGAATGTCACGCCCTGGCCCTTTCGCACGGTCATGATCCTCAAGCCCGAAGAACTCGATGTACGTGCCATTCTCGAAGGTGTAGATGGCATCGGTCTTGTTGTGCATATCCTCGTCATACCATCCCCAAGATTCAAGGATGTCGAAGAAGTCCCGCATGGCACCACGCTTGAGATGCGGTAAGCTGTGACTCACCACGCTGATCTTCTTCCGGTCGTTATTGGTTGCCCAGAAGATCAGTGCCTGAATGATGCCAAAGGTCTTTCCAGACCTTGACCCACCCTCATGGCAGATGTACCGCTTGTCACCAGCCAATGCCTTCACCGTGATGGCGGCGGGGCGGGTCAGCTTCACCCGAATGTCAGGAGGTTGCATCTGCATCGTCAGGCATTTCCATAATCACCCTGCCCTTTCCGGTGACGGCGATGTCAGCATTTACCTTCTGCGTGTTCAGCCGAGCAAGTTCCTCATCATCAGAGCAGAGCTTGAACTCGGCTATCTGGAGCGTGGCATTGTCGGAGTCACGCCATCTCCGGCGCAGTTTCTTCTTGACCTTTATTTTCTCATTCTGTACCGCCTCTTTTATCTCGTCAACCTTGTTAAGCTCGTAGTTGAATGCCGTGGTGCGTGTGATGCCAAGAAATAGCCACACCTCTTCCAGTGTGACGCATTCCTCTTGCGGGATAATCGCAAGAGCCTTATCAATCATCTCCTGCTTATTCAGTGCCATTTGTTTCGTTTTTTGTCTCCTGCAAATTTACGGAATCCAGCACCGTGAACGGTATCTCTTCCCGCTGAAGGAACCGGAAAAGCAAGGTAGCCTGATCCGGCCAAACCTTGATATGCACGGTGGTGACCTTGTCTGACTTCTGTCGAATGATACTCATGACCTCGTTGTACTTCGCAGTGACGATCTCATCCTTGATGCTCATCAGGTCGTTGATGGCATCTATGGCATGCATTACCGTAGAATGGTCGTACCCTTTGCGCCCCATCGTGAGGGTACTTCCCAGGGTCTTGTAGGTCATGCCAAGCATATCCCTTCCGACTTTGTAGAACATGTGCCGTGCGCTGACTATCTCTCTGACCCTTGCCCTGCTGGAGAGTTGCTCTTCACTTACCCCGAATGCCTGGCAGATGGCATCAATGACCTGCTGAACGCTTTTCTGTGTGTGGTTGCTCATAACGCGATTTTTAAAATTGGTTTTTTGATTTCTCCGGTCTCAAGGTTGGCTACCCATACCCTCGGCACTTCATGTGCCACCCGCATCGGCTAGTCTTCCATCATGCGGGTGATTACGGTGACGGCTTGCAACTCATTCAGCGGGCCGTGTGCCTTGACCCCATCCTTTGTGACGTCAAGTACGACAAGATGATTTTTTTCCATGTGGTATCTTTTTTCTCATTTTCCCGTTTTTCCAATTTCGTTTTCTTATTATCTTCTCTATATACTCTTTTTTTCTTCTTTTTTATATTTATTTTTTCTTTTTTACTTATTAATAAGAAAAGAGTGGGAAATTGGGTAAAGTATTATTTATCAATAATTTGCAGATGGGTAAATGTGCAGGAAAAGTAGTTTATTCAGTGGGAAACGATTTGAAAGCAGGAATTTAGAAAGGTACATTATTCCCATTAACTGCATCATTCCCACTCTCTTGAGCATCAATTCCCACTGGCGTCCATGATATAACTCGGTAAAATCTGCTCGTAGTATAACTCTTTTTGTATGACAAATCTGCCTTGACATCACGTTCACGGCACCATATTTTTAGCCATTGCGTGAGCTTGGTGGTGGTCAATTTTGGGATGCTTTTAAGCTTTTCGATCATGTCCTCCTTCTTCATTGTGAGGTAGAAATCGGTGTTTTTTTCGTTCATGTAGAACTGCGTCAGGTTGACCGCATTGGTCACAAGTTTGCCTTCCTTGGTTGTAACCCGTGCCGTCTTGAGGCAGTCAGGAGCAAAATCGAAGAAGTTCATGGCAAGCTGATCATCCATGTAATTGACAAAATCCGGATGCGTTTCCTTTATCAAAGTACGATTCGCGCTATTGGCCGTTAAATGGCTCAAATTTCGCCTATCTGATGCCAGCCATGTCTTTGCACAATAAATCATGAAGTTGTCAAATTTGGCCCATTCATGCGCGTCCCATCCACTAAAGAACGCACGACCGAACTCGTCAATCGGTTTATGCCTGGCATTGAAGTGCTTTACGACCGGAAACTCAAACTTTCGATCTATGGTTGACTCATCAGAATTGCCGACCGCAAAGTTTGATGTGATAAATATCTTGGGAGACTTCTCGTATGGGATGATGACTTGCTTCTGGTTCTTCTTGTTAACCTGAAGCGACTCCGTGATTACGGAGTAAAGTTTCGTGAAATGGAAACTTTTCTCCACATCATCAATGAAAATGATGTCAGTGTCGAACTCAATGTTCTGCCATAGGAACGAGTCGTGAAAATTGAATGACTTGCCATCCATCCGGCATGCCTTGCGAAACTTCTCAATCATCTTAAATACAAGGCCCTTACCTGACCGCCCTTGGCTCTCCCCTTCATCCTCCGGATCAATGTCCTCCATAAGGATGACCGCCTTTGTTATCAGGTCATCCTTGTGACGGTTCAGCACGTAACCTATGATAGCCTCAAGCTTATGCACATTTTCACCGCCAAGAATGCTGATGAACTTTGCCGCATCACAATCCTTGTGCTCTGCGTGCTGGTAGTCTCGGTCAATGATGCTGTCCTCCCAGATGTAGCCATCCATCTCTTTGTAAAGCACGTATTCAATCCGATCAGCCCATACCTTGACTGCGCGATTGCGGAAAAATAGCCATGTGCAGTCAGCTGTATCCTGAATGAAATTGTCATCAAGCTCC